GTGAGTGCAACGACGGCTACACGCTCAAAGGCGACGGCACGATTAAGTGCACCAACGGCACGCTCAGTACATCGGCCGTGTGCGAGGCCAACTCGTGTGGCATCGTCAAGGTGCCCGACAACGCCAAACGACCGTCCACCTGGAAGGACAAGCTCGTGACGGGCGAGACCAACACCATCAGTGAGTGCAACGACGGCTACACGCTCAAAGGCGACGGCACGATTAAGTGCACCACCAATGGCACGCTCAACACATCGGCCGTGTGCGAGGCCAAGTCGTGTGGCATCGTCAAGGTGCCCGACAACGCCAAACGACCGTCCACCTGGAAGGACACGCTCGTGACGGGCGAGACCAACACCATCACTGAGTGCAACGACGGCTACACGCTCAAAGGCGACGGCGCGATTAAGTGCACCACAAATGGCACGCTCAACACATCGGCCGTGTGCGAGGCCAAGTCGTGCGCCAACGTCCAACCGCCGGCCAACGGCCAAAAGGTGCAACCTTGGAAGGACACGCTAAAGTCGGACGAGTTCAACACCATCACATGTGACGAGCTGTACACTGCGACCAACGGTGGTAAGTTGATGTGCGAACAGGGCCGTTTGGTCGGAGAGTGTAAAAGCGTCACACAAAGCAAGTGGAGACCGGAGAAGAATCGCAGCATCAAAAACGACGCAAATATGCTGTACAGTTGGCCTCGCGATATCCGGTCGGTAAAGGAACCGACACGTGAGCAAATTGAGGATTGTGCCAAAGCATGTGAGGGTGCCACTGGATGCACGGCGTTTGTAGTTCGATACGACACGGCGATGCCAAATATGGGCGACGCTATATGTGGACTCGCGTTGAAACCGACCAAGGCCGATTTGTTCGAACCCAACCCAAACATAACCACTTACGTGAAAATACCTACGTGACAATATCATAAGGCAGGTTGTGTCATCAAGGGGTGCAACCGCAGCCCTTTGCGCATCAGCCAGGACCTGCGTCGCTTCGCCGCGTCATAGCCGCGTTGTTTCATCGCGCAATGGAACGCAACGGACGGTAGCCGATGGAGATTCACCAACGACCCGAGAATGTGCAGCGACTCCCACTTGAATACGCTGATGTGAATCCAATGCGCCTCACATGGCTCGTACGGCGCGTGGTGTGAGAGCGCACCGTCGATGTACGAGACGCCCCGAATGGTCACGTGGGTGTCGAATAGAAACGGAATGCACTGGCTCGCCAACACCGCATGCAGAAGGTCCGTTGGGTCCTCGAACTGGGCGAGTGTGGCCTTTTGCATCGTCTCCAACACGGTCACGCCGACAAACAAGGAGCGATTACACGCGACCAACATCGACGGGTCGTACAGCCGCTTCATGTGGTGAAGCGCCGTCGTGTACAACTCGGGGTAATAGCTGCTGTGCGCCGAGTTTGGCACCGACGCGACTGTGCACCCCGACTGCATCGTCGGGATGAAACACGCATCCCACGCAGTCGATGGATCGACGCCACACGCCATCCAATACGCCACTTGACAACCGGCGCTTATCCCTGCGAAGAACGCGACGTTCGACAAGTCGAACGTCTCGTGCAAATACTCGTACACCCCATAATAGTAGCCGACATAGGCCCCACCGTAGCTGAGCGACACCCCGAGTTTTCTCATCCTTACCATTTGCTTTTGCGGACCGGGGACTAAAGTAAATTGCGGCATCGTTTGCGTATCACACCACCCGGTGCCCACCATGCACAGAGCGCAGGTTGAGCATCTTTACCCATCCCAACGTTTCAGTGGTATGATGATTTCACTGATTTGAAATGATTTCACTGATTTGAAATGATTTCACTGATTTGAAAAAGTGATTTCAGAGCACGTGTTCGAAAGCACTTGTCAAAGCACTTTTCAGGGGGTGACAAAACGATGACTAGTGCTTTCGAACATGCGCTCTGAAATCAGTAAAATGCTGGTGCGGCCTTACTGTGTAACGACGATTTGTGTGTCGAACTAACAATGCGCACTTTTCCAGCCGTCGGCAACTAGTCCCCTTTTTTTCGACAATCTCCCTTTTGAACATTTCGACAAAAGTGTCAACCTGGATTCGTGGTTAACACTGTTGTCGAAATGTTCAAAAGGGAGATTGTCGAAAAAAAAAGGGGACTAGTTGCCGACGGCTGCACTTTTCAGCGTTGCCTTTGCCCAAATCACTTACACTGTGGCGATCAAAAAAAGTCGCATTTTCAGGCCTCGGGTAAAACACGTATGAAAACGTAGATAAGAAAACTCGATAACAACAAAAGCAAGGATTTTGGCATGTTTATGCCCCCAAAATCGACTCTAATTCATTACCTTTTAGGCTGTTTTCTACCCATATCTTTGCGTTTGTTGTTACATACCACTTAAACCCACTTTCGGACAAACCTTTCAGAGTGCGTTTCCAGGGGAAGCACTTTTCAACGTTTTGTCGCCCAAATCCAGTACTCACACCCGAAAAGTGCTTCCCCGGGAAACGCACTCTGAAAGGTTTGTCCGACCTTCCAACATCGTCGTCTGGGAGCATAAAAGCGCGACTTTTTTTGCTCGCCACAATGATCACTTACTCACGACCTTGAAAAGTGCGTCGAAAAGGCGTTCCTGACGGCTTAGCCATTTCATGCGCTTTCGCACAACATTGCCTTTGTTGTCCATCTGGCGATTGTTCTTGTCTACGTTCTTCATGCCGCATTCGACCGAGGCGCAAAAGTGCGACTGTTTCGGCTCGCCACGTGGACTGGTTGTCGGTATGAGACGAATTAGAGGCGATTCTATATCAATCGAAACAATTTTATCCCTCCCAAACGAAGATTTTGGAAGGATTGACAAAAGATGAAATCAAGATTTTCGATATACCTTTCAAGGGTGTGAGTACTCGATTTGGGCTACGAACCATTGAAAAGTATATCGAAAATCTTGATTTCATCTTTTGTCAATCCTTCCAAAATCTTCGTTTGGGGAGCATAAATTTCGATTCTATATATAAATGGCTAAATCGCCTACGACCGTGCTTCTGGACAAATACAGCGAGATGTACGAGCGACAGGCGAACATCCCCAAGTGTCCGACCGGTACCATCCGTAGTCCGCTCGATTGGCAATGTTATCCGGTCGACAGCGAGATGGGCAGGTTGATACTTGGCATGTTGCGCCAGTTGGAGCGGCAGCAAGCGCGGAGCGAAAAACACGCGACGACGCTCGCCCGCGTCGGTATTCCAACGCGAATCGCCACGTCCAACATCAGCATCAAAGACTTTCTCAGTCGCTACGTCGCGACGTTGGAGACGGTCGAGATTTTCTTGGACGGTGCGACGTGCGAGAGTCCCGGAATCGCGTACGAGTTCCTCTGGACCCTGTGCATTTACCTTCGGGTGTGCGACGACCTGTTTCCCGGCGACCTCTACCAACCGGTGTCCGGGAACTCCAACCAACCCAGCACGTTCAAGCCGCTCGACGTGTCGCAGTGGCTCGCATCGGCGCGCATCAACACGGGCTGTACGAGCGGCTACAGCGACATCACGCTCAAGCGAACCGCCGCGCAACCCGAGAGGGAGGTGTGCGAGCCTCAGTACGAGCGCGTCGCACCGGCGTACATTCTCATGCAAAGCAAGTTGTTCGACGACGACGAGCGTCGTTCGGTCGCGGGAGACTACGACATGGCGAGACTCGAGTCGCTCAAGGCGTTCGACAACAAAGAGTTGATGCTGCACTACAACCATGCGAGCGACGACGCCTCCGCGCGCCAAAGCCCGCGGATTGTCCTGCTGGTGCGCGACAAGCGGGTGGTGGCCGAAAAAATCGCGCGCATCAAGCGGTCGAGCCGGCATTTGTTCTTGCACTTTGACGTCGACGCGGACATGCTCGACGCGTCCGACTTGGACAAGTACTACCGTCGACTGCGCGTGCTGCTGAGTCGATTCTCGACGAGCGACGGCGTGTACGATTTCGAACGCCTGGTCGAGTCGACCCGCTCGCCGATGAGGCTTGTCACGCCCCGGTTACACCAGCTGATCACGCTCTTCAAGACGGTCTCCGTCCTCGAAACCACCCACGCCCGAGGCAGCAACACGTTTCTATACGGTGCGGTCGCGCGGAGCGGCAAAACCTTCATGATGGGCGAGCTCATCTACTACTTCCAGACGATGGGTCGCACTCGCCCGCACGTTGGGCATCGATGCTACGAGCCCGTGTCGGCCTTGGACGGTTACGACACCAAGCGACCGTTTTCGTTCATCATCTTCTCCCCCGTGCCGAACGAGACCATCGCCGAATACCGCAGTTTGTTTACCCAATACCAAGAGTTTGCCGCGTACCAGGGGTCGAAGGGCGAGGTAGTCGTCATGCAGGGTGGTGCGAGCTACGCACAGTTCATTGCCCAGTACAACCCGGAGAAGCAGTACATCATCATCATCTCCAAGCAAACGCTGGATTCGGGCGCCAAAAGCACCGCCGTCGACACGCCTTCCGATGCGTACGACGCATCGTGCGCGGCTGCCGAGGCAACAACGTGCGACGACGACGTGGACCGGCTGATGGAGCGTCTCGACCATCTGCTCGCGACGATCAAGTCGCGTGGCGGGGACATCACGGGGATATTCTTCGACGAACATCACGTTTCGGGTTGCAGTGCCAAATCCAAGAAAATGCTCACGAAATTCCGACAACCGAGCCACTTCCCACGCCTGTTTTACGTCTTCATCACCGCCACGTACAACAAGTCGATGTTTGCATACCACATCCCGACGAACCACATTTTCACGTGGAATTACGAGGACGTCATCCTGTGCAAGGAACTGTCGCACCCGGCCAACTACGAACGTTTGTCGGGCTATCACGGCCCGTCGTTCCAACGTGCGGTCGAGTGCATGCGGGTGGCGGGTTACCACCTGACGGACATCGAAGACGAGTACAAGAAGTTTCCCGAAATCCATGTGCTCACGCACAAGTGGAACACGGCGGCGGTGACGCGACAGATTGGACAGGGAGGGAACCTCGTCCATTTCGGCGAGCTCATGCGGGTCGATTCGGACACGGGGCAGTTTGTGGACGGCAACGCGGTGGAGGGGCTCTTGCGACTGATTTTCGGAGACACGCTGGAGTACACGCCGTTCTCGGACGAAAATCGGCGGTGCTTTTTCAATCGGATCCGGCGAATCAGCGACCGCATCGGCTCGCGCACGCTGCCGGAAGACCGGTTTACGTCGCAAATCTGGTTTCTGCCGTTCGGAACCGCGGGGTCGGGCATCGAGCTCGTCGCCAACGCGCTCGAGCGGAAACTGCGGGCGAACCGGATGGTCCAGCGCCACTACGCCGTCTTCAACATGAAGGACGAGGGCGTCGTTCGGGGCGACCAGGCGCGCAGTTACCGGGCGCAGATCAGGGCCGCCGAAATCCAAGCCGAGCACGACGGCTACAGGGGGCTGATCATTCTGACGGGCAAGCAGCTGAGTCTTGGAATTAGTCTGCCGTGCGTCGACGTCGTGCTGATGCTGAACGACGTGGTGAATTTGGACGTGTACTACCAGATGATCTTTCGGGCGCTGACCGAGAGCGCCGGCAAGAAGGCGGGGTTCATCTGCGACTTTAACCCCGACCGGACCATCAGTGCGATCTACGGCCAGTCGATGCGCCAGACGGGCAACGACCCGAACGCCGATGCGAAACAAAAGTGCTTAGTGGAGAACATCATTTACCTCGACAACGACCTGGTGGAGGAGAGGACGACGTCCATGGGCGAACTGATGGCCTTTTTCGACCGTTTGAACCTGACGGCGTTGGATGGCCGGACTGGACTGACGGACAAGACGATGAGCGACATCACACGTGAGCTCAAACACCTCCTCGACGGGCTCGAAACCGACGAGATACAGGCGGGGTTTCGGCGTCTGGGCTTTGACAAGGTCATCGTGCACGACGGGCAGTTGGAGACCGCGAGAATCGAAACCAAGATGCACCGCGACCAGCAAACGCTCAGAGACCTGCAGGCAGAAATCGAGCAGTTGAGCGCCGGACCTCACGAGGCGCAAACGCACGCCGTACAAAAAGCGATCCTCAGCAAGACGAAAAAGGCCGCGAAACTGGCCGCGCAAATCGACGCCACCGCCGGAAGTCTCGACGAACGCGAGGCGAATATCAAGGTCGGGCATTGGCTCGTCCTGATGATCAAGTTGGGCATCTTCATGACGCTGGGGATCGGCGACCGTTCGGCGACCAAGAGCCTACGTAGCATCTTTACGTTTCTGCACGAGGAAGACGTGGCCATGCGCAACTCGGGTCGTTTGGTCGCGACGGATCACCAAACGACCGCCACCGACCGTCCAAACTCGACGGCTGCAGCGAAGCCTGCGATTCCGAAGAGGGGTACGAAGAAGGGTCCGAAAGCGAGTCAAACCGTGACTCAAACGAGTCAGACGGTGTCTACGGCCGTCCACAACGGGCAAAAAACGAGTCGACTCGATTCGATCCGGGAGTACTTACGCCTGCAGGGAATCTTGGGGCCGGAGAAGGACCGAGCGCTCGAACAGGCCCGGATTGACTACTTGGTCGAGTTGTTTAATCCGTCGTCGCCCCACACCGTGCTGCGCCATATCGAAACGGTCGACGCGGCGAATGTGCGCATCGAGAACATGCAGCGCGACATTCACCGCACCGTGGCGCACAACGAGACGTCGATCGACCGTATCGAGACGGTGCTGACGAAGCGGTGCGTGCAACGCCCCGATGGGACACGGGTCGTCGTGAAGGGGCCCGAAATGGTCGGCGACACCCCGAGGGTGAGCTGCGACGAAATCCCGAGTATCCTACACAAGAAGCGATTGCTGCAATTCATCGAAGAGAACCTGACGCCAAACAACACCACCGAAGTCTGGTGGGGGCTGCTTGACGATATGATGCACACGGTTCCTATTGACTTTTGGACCAATCCGACACACAAGATACTCGAGCCTTGTAGCGGATTCGGCCCCTTTTCGATTTGGTGTTTCTATCGGCTGATGGTCGGATTACGAGTTGCCATGCCGAACGAAGAGGAGCGACGAAGGCACATCGTCGAACAGATGCTGTACATGTCCGAACTCAACGGAGTGAACGTCGAGATATGCCGGACGATCTTTGCGAGCGGCGGGTTGTACCGTCCGAATATCGCACAGGGCGACTTTTTGCAACTCGACCCGATGCGAGAATGGGGCGTCGATGGGTTTGACTTGGTGTGTGGGAATCCCCCCTACAATGCGCCCAAGGGAAAGAGCGGCTTCAGGGTGGCCATTTACGACGCGTTTACGTACCGGTCGGTCACGTTGTCGAATCGGTTTGTGCTGTTGGTCATCCCGAGTCGATGGTTTCGGAAAGACGCGCAAGGTTTGAACCGAGGGCTGGACACGTTTCGCGCGTTTATGGTAGGGCGAACGGACTTGTCAGTCATGCGACACTTTGAAAACGCACAAGATGCGTTTGGGTCGGTGGTGAGTCTCATGGGTGGGTTGTGCTACTTTTTGATAGATGCATCCTATAACGGGCCAACGAATTTCAATGGCCGTTGGATGCGGTTGTCGGATCAAGACATCATCACCGATAAAACCAATCACCTCGGCATCCTCGCAAAAACGACGTCGACTGTGAAATTAGAAGGGCTGTACATACCGAGGGGCCATTTTGGTCCATCTACCAACTTTTTCAGCACGTATCAACTCGACGCATCGTTACCATCCATCGATTGTTTTGTATCGAAAACGAAAGGGTTCATCGAACGAATTAATACAAAGCACGTTCTCAAGCCGTTTAACTTTTGGAAAGTCATCACGCCAAGCGCAAACGGGTCAAGTCCAACATTCGGTCGCATATTTATTGGAGGACCAGGTCAGATATTTTCAGACACCTTTATTGGCTTTCGAGTCGACACCGAAGCCGAAGCCAAGTCGCTTTTGCGCTTTTTGCAAAGCAATCTGGCGAATTACTTGTTGAGTCTCAAGAAGAACACGCAGCACATCTCCGTGTCGGCTCTGGAGTTTATCCCACTCCCACCCCTCGATCGTGAGTGGACCGATATGGAAATCTATCGCCACTTTGGACTGTCGCGGGACGACGTGGTCGAAATCGAAGGCACGCTAGGAAAACATGCAAACAAGACCCAATACACCGGTTGAAATCCGTGTGGTAACCAAAAAAATGCGCATTTTTGCCCGAATCATTGCTTTTCATGTTATCGAGTGTTCTTATCTACGTTTTCATGCGCGTTTTTTTACCCGAGGCGTGAAAGTGCGACTTTTGGCTCGACGCATTGGTAAAGAGTACCGAAAACCACAGTGGCGATCCAAAAGTCGCGCTTTCGCCCCCGAGGTCAGCCGTCGGCAACTAGTCCCCTTTTTTCGACAATCTCCATTTCGAACCTTTCGACAAAACATTTCAAGGTGGATTTGTGGTTGACACTTTTGTCGAAAGGTTCGAAATGGAGATTGTCGAAAAAAAGGGGACTAGTTGCCGACGGCTGACCTCGGTCTAATAAAAGTGGCGTGAAAAAGCCGATACGACCGTAGATAACCACAAAAGCAATGATTGTAACGCATCGTTCCATGTCATGGAATGCGACTTTCATGACACAAGCCTTTGCTTTTGTTGTTATCGACGGTCGTATGACTCGTACTACTTTTTCATGTGCGTTCCACCCGATGGGTAAGATGGCGACTTTCTCTCAAGACAATGCAGGCGAAAAGCGCGACTTTGGTCGGCTCGCCAGTGAGTCGCAAGTGAGTCGCCACCGAGTCGCCCGCGTGCGCGAAATGCGACGATGTCACCTTAAAAGCAACCATCCTCGATGTACACATGAGCGTCGTCGCGACGCCACACGTACAATACGGGATTTTGTTTGGGTCCAAGAAAGAGCGAGTGCAAAAAACCGGCGTGTTGTTCCGGGACGCGTTCGAACACCGCGAGAGCACGGTCCACACGCGGATGGTCGGCTTCGTCGACGTGTGGGCCAAGGTCATCGACGGGCAGCTGTGCGAGGTGTACGGCAAGTGCGGCAACGACCGCATCGAGGAGCACGTGCTCCGCGCCAAGTACGCCATCAAGGCACTCGCCGACCAGCCACGCGCCCCCGCGGTGGAGGTGGTAGCCGACGGCGCGGTCGTCGACCCCGGGGTCGCGGTGCACCGAGCGTACACGGTCGACGCGGTCGGCACGCGGTTCGCCGACGACGCCATCAGCCTGGCGATCGTCGACGGCGAGACGGTGCGACTCGGGATTCACGTCGTCGACCTCACGCGCATTTGGTCCGACGCGCTGACCGAGGACGCGCACCGCCGCTGCATGTCCATCTACTGGAAGTCGATCGCGGACACGCCCGCGGAGAGCTGCTTCCACATGCTGCACCCGTCGCTGCTCGAGCGGCACAGCCTGTCGGCGCACCAGACCCGCGCGTGCGTCACGCTGTGGTGCACAATTCGCGACGGGCAGGTGCTCGACGAATGGCACGAGCGGACGACGGTGTGCGTCGCGCGGGCGTTCGACTACCCAGCGTTCGATTCCTACCTCGCGGCGCCGGACGGCGATGCACACGACGGTGCGCACGACGGTGCGCACGACGTCGAGTCCGACCGGGTCGCGTACGGACGCGCGTTCGGCGACCGGTGCGCGCGCGACGCCGTCCAGTGGTGCATGGTGCGATACAATCAGTACATGAAGCAGCGGCTGGAGTCGGCCCTCGCGCCGGCGATCTTCTACAGCGTGTCCGACCGGATCTACGCCCCCACGACGGACGACCACGGGACCTGCATCGTCCAGGCGACGTCGCCCCTTCGGCGATTCGTCGACGCGTACAACCAGTGCGCGCTGCTCCGCGTCCCGATGCACTCGAATGCGGCGTGGACGCCGGACATCGGCGCCTTGTCGGCGCGGATGGCGAGCATCAAGGCCTTTCAGGTGATGCACCGCACCCTACGACTCGCGAGCGCGTGTCGCAGCGCGCCGATGATGCTTCACATGGCCAAGCACCCCGTAAACCCCCGGCTGGTCCACGTCTCGGACGACCGCGGCGCGCGCCATACGGTCTCGAAGTTCGATTCGTTCGTCTCGACCGAGATGATCGTCGACGGGGCGCGCGCGCTGGTGTGGGGGGTGCTGCATCGCGGTCGGAGCGTGCTCAAGGCGCAGGAGCTCACCGACGACGCACCCGTCGTGGCACCGCCGGCGTTTGTGCACGCATCCACCCCGACGACCGACGACGGCGTCACCGCCACCGCACCGACGACGACGACCCTCGCCGATCTGATGTCGGTCGACGAGTACATCCAGCGAATCGAGGAGATGTACGGGTACCCGCTCGACGATTTCCAAGCGCAGTGCGCGCGCGTGATTCACCGCGGGGACGACCTGCTCGGGATGGCACCGACGGGCTCGGGCAAGACGACGGTGGCCATGATGGGAATCGTGGCGGCGTTTCTGATGGGCAAGAAGGTCGTGTACACGTCGCCCATCAAGGCCCTCTCGAACGAAAAGTACATGGAGATGCGGCGGCTGTGCGAGGGGGGGCGGGTGTCGATCGTGACGGGCGACATCAAGCATCGGTGCATGCCGTGCGGTACGGACGACAGCGAGCTGCTGATCATGACCGCGGAGATCTTCCGCAACAAGCTGTCGACGCACACGGAGATCGAGCACATCGGCGTGGTCATCCAGGACGAGGTGCACTACATCAGCGACGCGGAGCGTGGGTGCGTGTGGGAGGAGAGCATCATGCTCACGCCCAAGCGGATTCAGATCATCTCGCTGTCGGCCACCATCGACGAGCCCGACGGCTTCTGTCGGTGGCTGTCGACGAGGCGCCCGACCACCCTCGTGCAAAACAAGCACCGGCACGTGCCGCTCCACGTCGGCGCGTGGGACGGCCGCGAGTTTCGGCGGCTGTACACGACGAACCAGGTCGGCGGCGTGGGCGGCATGACGAACCTCAAGGCGCACACGACGCCGGCCGTCATGGTCGAGTACCTGAAGCGCAGCGACCTGCTGCCCGCCATCTTCTTCTGCATGAGCAAGGCGCGCTGCATGTCCTACGCGCACTCGATCCAGAACAGCGTGTGCATCGACCCCAAGCCCGTGAAGCAGAAGGACCAGCACGACGACGAGTTCGCCGACTTGCTCAAGGTGCACTCCCAAGACGTCCGCGCGTGGCGAAACGAGTTTGACGCGACGTATCGGATGTACATCCTGCCCTACCACGCCACGCTCGTGCAGCTCGACGGGTTCCACGAGTTTGTGCGGATGCTCGAGCTGGGCGTCGCGTACCACCACTCGGGGATGATCCCCATCCTGCGCGAGTGGGTCGAGATCCTCTTCCGGAAGAAGATCGTCCGCGTGGTCTTCGCGACCGAGACCCTCGGGGTGGGCATCAACATGCCGAGTCGGACGGTGGTGTTCACGCAGCTCGAGAAGCCGTGCGGTCGCGGCTCGTCCGACCACGTCGAGTACCGACCGTTCACCAACGACGAGTTCTGGCAGATGGCCGGCCGCGCCGGTCGGAGGGGGATGGACACGCAGGGGTTCGTCATGTACGCGCCCACGACCGCGCACATCAGCAGCATGTGCACGCTCAGCGGGATGATACGCGGCAAGCATCAGCGCGCGTCCTCGCAGTTGACGGTGTCGACCATGTTCGTGCTGCGAAACATTCCGAACGGGGCGGACGTGCTCCGCGGCAGCCTCCTGCAGTACGAGCTGCAGCAGCAACAGCGCGCGCTCGAGCGCGAGTCCGAGCAAGCGACGCTGCCGACGTGGACCGACGCGCAGCTGGCGCTCGTCGCCGACTCCGAGTGCATCCACCGCGCGCTCAGCGACCTCATCAAGCCGCCGCTCAAAAAACAGCGGCAGATGGAGCAGACCCTGCGCTCGAACATCGCGGCCCTCGGTGGCGAGTCGGTCTGGAAGGCGCACCTCGACCGCCAACGACAGCGGCAGTCGGTGGACGACCACGCGTCGTACCTGTCGAATCAGTGGGAGCGGGCCGTGCAGCTGCTCGTCCGACACGAGTTCGTCCACGTCGACCGGACGTACACCAAGAAGGGGCTCGCGTGCGTGTGCATGAGCGACGACACGGCCATCGTCCGAGCGTGCGTGTTGTTCGACGGCGGCCTGTCGGCGCTCTCCTTCGCCGAGCTGGTCGCTTGGATGTCGGGGTTCGTCGAAATCGACAGTGGGGTCGACGTTTCCGACGACGACCGCGTGGCCCTCCCCGACGCGCTCACGAAGGTCGTCGAGACGACCAACGCGATGTGCGAGTACTTCGAACTGCCACAGTGCAACTGGAGCACGGTCGCGGTCATGTTCGACTGGTGCACGACGAAGAGCATCCACCGCGTCGTGCAGTCGGTCGGATTCTCTCGGTTTGGGGCGTTTGTCAAGATGGTGCTGCGCGTGTCGAGTCTGCTCGACGAGTGGTGCGGGATGCTGCTCGGAATCGAGGACTTTGCGATGTACAACCGGCTCGACGGGTACAACGAGCGTCTGTTCGACAGCATCGTCTCGCCCAAGTCGCTGTACGTCGACGTCTCGTAGCCACCCGCGGCTCACTCCACGGGCTCACTCCACGCCTTCATTCGAGATGCAGCGTTTTAGATACGCAACCAGCAGCAGATGCACGACTCGCTTGTAGTCGTACGGCGACTCTGGCTCGAACGTTGGATGGCTCGACGAGAAGGTCGCTAATTCAATGCCCTTGTTCCGTAGATAATGGTCGATCTCCGGCTTGCGCGCGTCGGACAGGAACGAGAACAAGTCGAGCGCCATTTGAAGCATCCTTTTTTTTCGGTGCATCACGTCGGCAGTGACTCGGCACCCACCCCGCATCATTGCCAAATGGCGCGATTGATTGGCGTGCGTACACGACTTGGGTAAGCCCGCTTATGCCAAACGAAGATTATGGAAGGCCGAACGAGCCTTGTCGACTCAATGTCGACTCCATGTCTAGTGCGGGTTCGATTCGAACTTTATGCTCCCCCAAACGAAGAGTTTGGAAGGCGGAACAAAAGAGGACATCCGGATTTTCAATTTACCCCTCCCAAACGAAGATTTTGGAAGGATGAACAAAAGATGAAATGCGGATGTTCGAAGCACTTTTCAAGGGTGTGAGTACTCGATTTGGGCTACGAATCGTTGAAAACTCCATCGAAAATCCGCATTTCATCTTTTGTTCATCCTTCCAAAATCTTCGTTTGGGGAGCATACAATTGATTTTTCAAGGGCGTGAGGACTCGATTCGGGCTACGAACCATTGAAAAATCCATTGAAAATCCGGATTTCCTCTTTTGTTCCGCATTCCAAACTCTTCGTTTGGGGAGCATAAACTTTCGAAGCACTTTTTCAAGGGTGTGAGTAGCATATTTGCGTTTCGAAACCGCACTCGACGTTGAGTCGACAAAGCTCGTTCGGCTTTCCACAATCTGAAAACGACATGCGTGAGGAATCCGCATTTTCATCTTTTGTTCATCCCTCCACAATCATCCGGACCCCCGCGTATGGTGAGCGAGATGTCCAAATCAGCGCAGTATGTGTCTGTCGAACTCACAGGATGATATAGCACCATGTCAGCATGGCGATGTGTCTGTAGAAATCACATGATGTGTATGTGTCTAACTCACAACTTGATGCTCCCCAAACGAAGATTTGGGAAGGCCGAGCCAACATTTCAGAATGCGTTTTCGAAGCACATTTAAAGGGTGTGAGTATACGATTTGGGCTACCAATCGTTGAAAAGTGCTTCGAAAACGCATTCTGAAATGTTGGCTCGGCCTTCCCAAATCTTCGTTTGGGAGGGGTAAACTTGATGCCCCCCAAACGAAGATTTGGGAAGGAGGAACAAAACTTGTTACAAAAGATGACATCCGGATTTTCGAAGGAAGCACTTTTCAAGGGCGTGAGTACTCGATTTTGGCTGCGAACCATTGAAAAGTCAGTCGAAAATCTGGATTTCATCTTTTGTTCATCCTTCCCAAATCTTCGTTTGGGGAGCATAATTGTAGTCGGCATCCTATCGATTATATCATGATTCATGACGATGTCTCTGTCTAACTCGTAGCATGGCGATGTGTCTGTCGAACTCAACTTCGAGTCACAAGATGATGATAGCATGAAGATAGCGTGATGTGTCTGTCGAACTCACAAGATGATGATAGCATGGCGATGTGTCTGTCGAACTCAACTTCGAGTCACAAGATGATGATAGCATGAAGATAGCGTGATGTGTCTGTCGAACTCACAAGATGATGATAGCATGGCGATATGTCTGTCGAACTCCATGTAGGAAACAACATTTGCGAGACTTACCCACCCATGTGGGAAACAACATTTCCGCGAAATACCCACGCCGGATTTTGTAAGGACTTTACGACCTTATCCTAGTATGTTGGATTCGTACATTTACTTACAAAATCCGGCGTGGGTATTTCGCGGAAATGTTGTTTCCCACATGGTTACCCACGCCGGATTTGGCAAGGACTTAACGAAGTGTCATGCATACTAGGTAGTATGTTATCTTCGTTAGTGGGCTTGCCAAATCCGGCGTGGGTAAGTCTCGCAAATGTTGTTTCCTACATGGGACTCGAACTCACAAGATGATGATAGCATGGCGATGTGTCTGTCGAACTCACAAGGATGATGCATGACGATTGTGTCCGTAAAAGAAGATCATCGCATCAGTCGTGTTAAAGGGGGCGTGCGTGCGAGTCGTGTTAAAGGGGGCGTGCGTGCGAGTCGTGTTAAAGGGGGCGTGCGTGCGAGTCGTGTTAAAGGGTACGTACCGCAGCCGCACCGTCACGTGCGTGCGAGTCGTGTTAAAGGGGCGTGTGTGAGTCGTGTTAGTGCGCGTAGTAATCACAAGATGATGATAGCATGACGATTTTGTCAGTGCAACATGCAACTACGGAATCGGAGATGTCGATTGGCGTTAGGCGAGATCTCGTGTCGTCTCAACTGTCTCATACCTGAAGCCCATCATTTCGGAACAAGCGCAGCGTGGTCGTAAACGGATATTCGTGATGATACAACGTCCTGGACGAAAAGAGGACGCACGGGTACTGGACGCCGTTGTGCTCCACCGGCTTGGACACCCATTTCATGGGCTGGAATGGCACCTGGATGCGCGATGAGCTTTCATAGAGATCCGACTTGTTGGCGCACACGATGATCTTGCATTCGGGACGGACGGAGTGGACCAGGTCGATCCACACCGGGATTTGCCGGTACGTGCTCCGCGACGAGACGTCGAAAAACACCCAGGCCACATCGGCGTGTCGCAGATGCTCATCGGGCTGAACGTTCGACATCCGCCCGCTCACATCTCGTATATTGAAATGATACCGGCGTTCCTCGTACTCAGTCCAAGACCCAGGAACCGCATTGCGGTGCACGATCAGGTGCGGTTCGGGCGTTCCCGTCTGTATGTAAACCCGACGATGGTCGTTCTGGCCGCTCAGGCGCTTTAGGAACGTCGACTTGCCGACGCCTGGCTCCCCCACGACGACAACGTTGAACACAATGGGCAACTCCGGTATCGACGAACGATGCAGCAGTCGCGCGATTTGCGGCGCCAACAAAGCGGCGCGTAGCTGCTGGAAATCCCGCATCCACCCATCCCGCGTCTCGTTCGTAAGCTCACGTCCCATTAGCGTCGTCGCTCGTTCGAGCAACTGCATTTGCATTTCGTTAAACTCGATGAGACGATACAATCGGTCCATTTATATTGGCCACGAAAATTCAAAATCGGCGATGGCGTTTGCGTAGGAATGCGTACACGCACGCATCAATGCGGCATCATGTGACGCATGGACTCATGCCATGGAGTCGAATGAAAACGCATCGTCGGACATGGTCGTCATTGCCATATATTCACATCCCGATCAACAACGATCGCATCATGAATTCCCCGCAGGTCGTGGTTGTCGACAAAGTCTACGGGATGCAGGTCGTATGTATCGTTGACATCCATGATTCGGATGGGCGGAGATCGGCCATCCAACAACAGAGTAAACGGAAAGTTGAAGAAGCGGCTGAATGGAATCATGATTAACTTGGACTGTGTATTGTCTGGCTTGTTGAACGTGATTTCGTAGCCTGGGTAGTCTCGTGGCATGTCGTACGTTTCGGCCAACGCTGGGTATTTCGCATGCGCATCCTGGAACAGCACGACACTCTCTTCGCTATACTCTACCAAGCTTCGAATGTATCGGAAGTGTTGTAAGCGAAGAGGGGCTGGAAACGCGATTTGTGGCGCAATCGCTCGTAGGATCGCATCCACTCGGTCATCATCCTCGTCGGAATGAAATGCGTCGGGGCTCACCTCCCAAAACATTACTCGGAACGGGTCTTCCTCATTGCCACGTTGACTAGGCACAATGACCAGATCCGAGAGCGGTCGGGTCCGACCCGACGCGTTCGCACCACCCCTAGTGGTCGTCTGACGCACCGACCGTCGCGGAGATGTGCGTGAACGACCCGAACCCAGCGTGGATGTAGGACTGGCCGTTGCCGACCGTTGCATCGGGCGGAGATGGGGCGTGTCCATTCGGTACTTTGCGCTTACGGGATGCATACGGGCCCGCGGAGACTTCATTTTACTAACGAGTTTTCAAAAAACGCTCAATGCAACTGAGTCAATTTCTGCTCCACAAACGAAGATTCTGAACGGCCGAACCAACGTTTCCGAATGCGTTTCCCCGGGAAGCACTTTTCAACGATTCGTCGCCCAAATAGAGTACTCACGCCCTTCATTCGAACTCACACGACTCACGTGACACGAGTCAGATGATAGCATCGTATTATTAGCATGCCGATGTGCCATTCGAACTCACGCGAGTCACAAGATGATAGCATTCCGATGCTTCTGTTGTAATATTATACCAAGATAGTAGCATGCCGATGTGCCATTCGAACTCACACGAGTCACAAGATGATAGCATTCCGATGCTTCTGTTGTAATATTATACCAAGATAGTAGCATGACACGTCGCATCCGGCGTGTTAAAGGGCTTGCGTGCGAGTCGTGTTAAAGGGGCGTGCATGCGAGCCGTGAAACATGGCGATGTGTCATTCGAACCACGGATGCATGCAACTACTGAATGTGCAAACGTCGCATCCGTCGTGTTAAAGGGCGTGCGTGCAAGTCATTTTAAAGTGGCAATGGGGCATGCACGCGAGCCGGGTTAAAGAGCGTGCGATCAGTGCAACATGTCGATGTGTCATTAACTCAAACGAGTAAAAAGATGATAGCATGCCGATGTGTCATTCGAACTCACACGAGTCATACTATGATGATAGTATGATAATGTGTCTGTTGAACTCACAAGATGATGACAGCATGACGATGTTTCATGAGTTTTCCGTGTTAAAGGGGCATGCGTGCGAGCCGTGTTAAAGGGGCATGCGTGCGAGCCGTGTTAAAGGGGCCGAACTCACACGACTCGTGACACGAGTCACAAGATGATAGCATGCCGATGTGTCATTAACTCAAACGAGTAACAAGATGATAGCATGCCGATGTGTCATTCGAACTCATTCGAACTCATACACTGACATACAGTGATTCTCTCATTACATGCGTGCGAGCCGTGTTAAAGGGGCCGAGCTCACACGAGTCATACGATGATGACAGTATGATAATCTGTCTGTCGAACTCACAAGATGATGATACAACGATGATGTGTCTGTCGAAATCACACGATGAGCATATCATGACGATGCGTCTATTGCAATATCAAGATAGTAGAATGAGGATTGTGTTGCTGCCACTGTTGCATGTCTTCAGCATGGTTACATAGTGACAGCATCCCGGTGTGATTTCGACCGACCCATAGGCATGATGTCGTCGTGTTGATAACTCGACACGGAGTCGACGGACACATCGACATGCGAATGATGCGCCCATCATGTTGAGACTTTGACATGCTGTCATGCTGTGATTCAACTTTTGACTTCGACACTGAATCGACAGACACACCGGCATGCTATCATCTTGCTTTCATCTTGTGAATTCGATTGGCAGTGAATTTGGCACGTCAGTAACATCACCATGTGGCAATGCTGGCATTCGGCTGGACTGCCCACGCTCTTTAACACGGCATGGAACAATCAAAGCACTTCAACGGTTCCACCGCAGGCCCGACGGTCCTGGCCCGTTAGTTCGACTGACACATCGTAATGATGTCGTCTTGTGAACCCCCAGCGCCGTGTGTGTGTGGGTTTGTGTGGCCTGACTCACTGATGACTCGGTGATGTTCCACAACGTAAATAAGAACAATCGATGACAACACAACAAGTCACTTGGGGACGAACACGCATGAAAATGCGATGGAAAGGACCCAATGGATTGCTTGTGTTGTCAAGATTGTTGTCACCGAGGCTTGTAGTAGACCCCCGGCTCGCGTCGCCATAAAGACTCGCCGGCTTAGGGGTAACGAAACCACGAATGACCACCATCAAGGCCCGCCAACAGCAGATCCGAGAACGATTATCCGAGTGGACCATGGGTGGCAGAGGGTCCCACCCACGCACCGAGGACGACGTCGAGTGGGTGCGCCAGCTGCTACAGCAGCAAGATGGATGGGCGCAGCGCGCGAGTCGTGTCTCGCACGTGCGTGCGGTGAAAAAGAGGGGCGGTGTCTATCTGCAAGTCAAAGTCGAGCCGTGCCTCCGATGGTGCACGGTCAGCTGGAAGGCTAGTTGCGGTGGTGCCGCGAAACGCACTCCACCGCCGATATTCTCGGCGCTCCGAAACAGCGTCCGTTGGCAGGTGTCGCGGTGGAAGACGTCGCACGTGGCGGAGCGATGCTGCGCTCGCTGTCAGGCGACCACCCGCCTACAAGCGGACCACGTGACTGCATTCATCCAGATTGCGCGGGCGTTTATGACGGGATGTCAATTGACCGCCCCCACAGCGTTCGATTGCCGGGCGTGCAAGGGCTTTTTCTTCCAAAAGGCCGATGTGGCGTATGCACGTGCGTTTCGAGCCTACCACCAGTCGCACGCGCGCTTTCAGTGGCTCTGCAAGAAGTGCAACTGCTCCAAGGGCGCCAAGGGGGGAGGCGGGAACGACCCCGACGCTTCTGAGAGATCACACGATGACATCATGATGATTTGTCTGTAGAGTTATCAAGATGATAGAATGCCGATGTGTCCTGTCGAACTCACACCGTCGGAGTCACACGGTGATGCTGTCATTTGGCGTGTGCCATGCGGACAATCCCGTGTTAAAGAGAGTGCATGGTGATTTTACCCATCCCATTCCGAATGCATTTTTACCCTCCCAAACGAAGATTTGGGAAGGTCTTTCCGAACTGCGTTTTCGTAGCACTTTTCATGGGCGTGAGTACAGGATTTGGGCTACACAACGTTGAAAAGTGCTTCGAAAATGCATTCGGAAATGTTGGTTCGGCCTTCCCAAATCTTCGGATTGGGGAGCATGGATTTGTCTGTCGAGTTTTCAACATGATAGCATGATGATGCATTTGTTAAAGTCACAAGATGATGCTATCAATATCATATCATGCCGATTGTCTGTCAAAGTCACAGGATGATGTCATGCCGAAGTGTCTGTAGAGCTCACGAAAATGATAGCAGATGTTTCTGTACAACTCACATTATGAAAGCATGCCGATGTGTCGGTCGAACTCACACGGTGATGCTGTTATTAGGCACCATGTCCAGCCAGTGTTAAAGAGCGTGCATGGTTATATGCGAGTCAAACTCGATTGTTCCCAAAAAGACGATTTTGAAAGCATTCCTTGCCGAACAAGACATTTCAGAATGCGTTTTCGAAGAAATGTTTCAACGAGTCGAGAACAAGATGATGATACTCACTGATAGCATGCATGCCGGTGTGTCAATCCGACTCGATGATGGTATGGATGATGTGTCTGTCGAACCTCTCCAGTCAAGATAATAGCAGGATGATGTGGTTTGCAGTGTTAAATGTACCCCTCCCAAACGAAGATTTGGGAGGGGGGAACAAAAGATGATCTGCGGATGTTCGAAGCAAATTTCAAGGACGTGAGTACTCAATTTGGGCCACGGACCTTTGAAAAGTCGGTCGAAAATCCGCATTACATCTTTTGTTCCTCCCTCCCAAATCTTCGTTTGGGAGGGGTAAAATGGCGTGCGTGCGAGTCGTGTTTAAGCGTGCGGGCCAGCCGTATTAAAGAGCGTATTAAAGAGCGATTTGTCAGTCGAACTCACACGACTCACAAGATGATGATAGCATGCCGATGTGTCTGTCAAACATCACACGAGTCACACGATGATAGCATGCCGATGTGTCCGTGAAACTCACAAGATGTCGATGTGTCTGTCCAACACACAAGATGATGATAGCATGCCGATGTGCCTGTCCAACTCAGTTGAACAGTAACTTTATCCCTCCCAAACGAAGATTTTGGAAGGTGGAACAAAAGATGAAATCCGGATGTTCGAAGCACTTTTCAAGGGCGTGAGTACTCGATTTGGGCCACGAGTCATTGAAAAGTCAGTCGAAAATCCGGATTTCATATTTTGTTCCTCCTTCCAAAATCTTCGTTTGGGGAGCATAAACTCGAACTCACACGATTCACAAGATGATGATAGCATGATGATGTATCTGTCGAACTCACACAGTGATGTTGCCATTGCAGTGGATTCTTTCTAAATGTACCCCAAATCTTCATTTGGAGAGCATAGAATGGTATTTGTAACAATCATCACACGGGCATGCAGTCGAAACATCAAGATGATGATGATTCGATGCCCGTTACAAATACCATTCCGAGAGAACTTTAACCATAGTTAGCACAACAGGCGCTTCCCAAAATTCACAGTCAGCATGAAAACATTCCTTTTGTAAATGTTTGGCGGACATTCGCCCGTCTTGGACGGATTGTGATCAACCCTCCCAAACGACGATTGTGGAAGGCCGAACCCACATTTCAGCATGCGTTTCCAGGGGAAGCCCTTTTCAGCGTTTTAGTCGCCCAAATACGGTACTCACACCCCCTGAAAAGGGCTTCCCCTGGAAACGCATGCTGAAATGTGGGTTCAGCCTTCCACAATCGTCGTTTGGGGGAGCATAAGCTTACTTTACTGTATGGGTTTTGCCGTGTTAAAGAGCGTGCGTGTCAGCCGTATCACATGGTGATGTGTCTTTCAAACTCACACAACTGAGACACATGAGTCACAAGATGATGGTATCCTGCCGATGTGTAAGTCAAACTTTTTGCTCCCCCAAATCTTCGTTTGGTATGGGGAAACGTTCCAAAATCCTCGTTTGGGGAACGTAAAATGCGGATTTTACCCTCCCAAACGAAGATTGTGGAAGGAGGAACAAATGATGAAATCAGGATTTTCGCAGCACTTTTCAATGGTTCGTAGCCCAAATCGAGTACTCACGCCCTTGAAAAGTGCTTCCTTCGAAATCCTGATTTCATCTTTTGTTCCTCCTTCCAAAATCTTCGTTTGGGATGGATAGATTTTCGATTGACTTTTCGATGGTTAGTCGCCCAATATGATATGATGATAGCATGATGACGTGTCTGTCTAAAATTGACTCTAAATCACAAGATGATGATATCATGGCGATGTGTCTGTCGAAATCACAAAATGATGATAGCATGGCGATGTGTCTTTCAAATTCAAAGACACAAGATGAACGAGTGATGATGATTTTTTTCGCAAACTCGCAATCTCGCAAGATGAATTGTCGATGATGATAGCATGAGATCATCGCACCGACCGTGTTAAAGGGACGTGTGTGCGAGCCGTGTAAGCACTGCTAAGCAGTTATGTACTTGTCGAAGTTTAAGTTGAAGTGACCCCATGTTACATGTGTGAAACAACGTTTCCGAGAAACAGACAGGCCGTATTGTGTAGGGACTTTACGGAGATGTACTCCTACTCCGAAACGTTGTTTCCCACATGGGACCGTAGCCTACTAGCGAACAAAAATTGCGCGATTTCGCACCCACGAGTCGGGCCACGGACTTAACGAAGGGACTTTCATACGTGAGTACTCAACAATCAGCCAATTTGACACATTTCTTTTAAATCATTTTATTGTCCATTGGAACTTGGCCTGATTGTTGAGTACTCACGTATGAAAGTCCCTTCGTTAAGTCCGTGGCCCGACTCGTGGGTGCGAAATCGCGCAATTTTTGTTCGCCATTACACCAGCCTTCGGCAACTAGTCCCCTTTTTTTCGACAATCTCCATTTCGAACATTTCGAACATTTCGACAAACATTTCAAGGTGGATTTGTGTTTGACACTTTTATCGAAACGTTCGAAATGGAGATTGTCGAAAAAAAGGGGACTAGTTTGCCGACGGCTGCATTACACCGCCAATCATTCAATGACTCCCGATGTCACGGCGATGTGTCTGTCGAACTCACAAGATGACATTATGGTGATGTGTCTGTCGATTCAGTGTCTAACTCACACGATGACATCATCATTCCAGTGTCTCGGCCGAGAACACAAGATGATGATAGCACTCCGCTGTGTCCGGCCAGTATTGTCCAAGTTTATGTTTCCCAAACGAAGATTTTCGAAGGATGAATAAAAGATGAAATGCGGATGTTCCATTGCCGGTTCAATGGTTCTTGGCCCAAATTGAGTACTCAAACCCTTGAAACGTTCTTACAAATGTCGGATTTCATCTTTTGTTCATCCCTCGAAAATCGTCGTTTGTGGGGTATTTGTGGGGTATATTTGTCACAAAGGTGACGGGTAAGGCGCTGCGCACACCGGGGTCTCCTGTCGTTGCTGCGAACTGCAACGGGGGAGCGATGGTCGATTTCCGTATCGCGGCAACAAGATTTCTGTATAGTTGTAATAATTAATTGTAGTCTATAATAAATGGTGTCCGCCGATGAACAGTTAGCGTTAAGATACTTTCACCAAAAGTTAGAGACGGCCAAGGAGAGGGTATCGGAACGCATCGGCGCACCGAGGGAGCAGGTCATCGAGCGCTTGGCCGCGTCGATCGTGTGGAACGCGAACGACACCGGGCAAACGGAGATGCGCCTCGCATCGGGCGACACAGGGAGGGATAACGCACTTGCCTACTTGCAGATGCTCGTAGACGTCGTCGAGGCCAAAGCGACGTTCTCGAAATGGAAGGCGCTGTTGAAGCAGTACGAGCGGCACAAATCCACGTACGAGCAACACGTGAGCATGGACTTGTTTTCGTCGCGACTGCTGACCGAGCCACGCGACGCACCAAACTATTGGAGGTGCGTCTACGAGTTGGCCTACCGAACGATGTGCGCCGTCGGCATTCTGTCGAAAAAATGGGAGCCACGGGACCGGTCGACGCAGCGATTCGTGGGCCTCACGCCGATGGAGCGACGGTACGTTCTGGAATGGGAAGGCGGGTCGCAACCCGATGGACCCGAGCCATTCTGTACGGTCCGAAACGTTCAGCGAATCACGAACCACACCCCGGACGACAAGTACATCATGCGGACCAGCTCGCGCATGCACAATCTTCAGGTGCTCTTCGCGCACATGTCGGCGTCCTACAACGTCCCGTACATCCGGCACGTCTCCGCTGCAGAGCAAGGCCACGTGCAGGATTCCAAGTGCTACCAGTGCTCGCACGACCACGTCCTCGCCGGCACGCTGCTCGCGCACACTCGCGAGCAGATCGTCTGCGTCCTGCGAGACTTGCAGACGATCCGGCTCACCCCGACGTCGATTCACGGACGCTTTGACGTCCACTCGCTCGTGCCTCCCGACCACTCGGTGTACCGCGAGTTGTTCGGCGTCCGCTCCCACACGGGCGCGTTCACGTACATCGAGGATACGAAGGCCTCGTGGAACGGCTACGTGTACTACCGCATTCGGTGCTACGACCACGACCCGCGTGGACGGGAGCGGGTCGGCTGCAAAGTCTCGTACAACCACCGCATGTGCGACGTCGATCATTTCGAGCGGGCCGGCGACGCCCACCAGAGCCCGCACAGCGCCGCGTACTTTGTCGTCGTCAAATCGTCCGACCGCTCGTTCGTCGAGCGCGAAACGACCACGCTCGTCCTGTTCCAAAGCGCGCAAGAACTGACCTGCGTGAACGACATCCTACGTAGCGTGTCGTACGACGAGGGGACACCCAAGGCCGACGTCCACCGGTACGCCGTCGCGCTCGACTGCATGGACGTGTCGTACGTCGACCTGCTGCGCACCATTCGCACCCACCCGACGTTCAAGGATGTGCTCTACGTGCAGGAAGGCGACTCGACGCCGGACGAGTTGGTTGTGCACGTCAACTTCAAGTACCGTGCACGTGGGATCGGGCAGGACCGGCACGAGAGCCTGCTTCCAGTCGCGTACTTCCAGTTTTCGAAGCAGCAAACGCACATCACCATGCACATCGACGTGCGGGTCATGTTCATGTTCGACGTGTGCATCACGCTCATGCTCCAGTGCATCAACCACACGCCGCGTCAGCCGCCGTACACGGAACCGGCGACCGAGGGCGGCGACTTGCTGCATCTGCCGACCGCGGCCATCGAGCGTGTGTACATGCAGTACGCAGACGACATGGCGTTCAACAGCAACCACATCGGCAACATCAAAACCAACAAGCGCTTCCCGATTCTGCTGAGTCCCGCGCAGACCCTCGCGTGCATGAGAGAGCACAAGCGGCACTTCTTCATGAAGTACCCGCTACGGCGCGACGCCGCCCGCATGCAAACCGAGCAGATGAGCGCGCGCATCCAGAGCGCGTTGCACGGCGGGATGTTCTTCACGACGTCGGCCACGCGCGGCCAAGAGACGATGCCCACCGTGTCGGACTACAGTTTCGGGAGTCGCATCATCTACGACACGACGCTCGTCCCCACCACCATCCAAACGAGCAACAAGAAACCGCACTTTCTGGCCCGCACTGGGTTCCCCAAGGATGGCATCGCGCCGAACGAGTGTCGTTACTTGCTGTTTAGTTATTATTCCCTCTGTGTTGCGTTGCACTTTCGCCGGACGCACGCCGTGGCATCTTCGCCCGCATCGATGTCACAATCGGCACCCGCATCGCCCGACGACGACGTCGGTCGCGACTGCGCGACGTACATCACGTGCATCCTGCACCCGTTCTTGTCACAGTCCACCGGCGATGTGCCGACGCTACCGCCGTACACGCCGAAGCAACTCCGCATCATGAGAGCGAGGCACCTCGAGTACACACCCGGCATGACGACCCGCACGCTTTGTCGCACGTACCGAGAGTACGTGTACGACGCCGAGTCGGACGTCGCAGTCGAGATCCGACTGCCCGACGTCGACCTGGACGAGTCGCAACTCGACGAGGGGCTCGGTCTGCTCGACGAGTTGGTCTCCAAGTGGGAGTCGCTCAGCCACGCTCACAAGGTGACGCGGGTGCGAGACAGCGTCGTTACCGACAAAATTCTGATACGGCACCTGCCCGTGCGGTTGTTCACGCCCATCGCCGACGCGGACGTACTCTTCGGCGTGACGACGCGCATCAAGACACTCCAAGCGAGCGTGTTCTCGGCCGAAGCGGGGCGCTACCTCAGGGCGCTCGAGTGGCGACGGTCGGCGTCGAGCGTAGCAGACGCGCCCGACACGCTGCTCATCCACGTCGACGCGGCGGGCCACGCGACGCTCCCCGAGACGTTACCCGAGTCGCTCGCCTACGACCCGTCGCCGGCCATGCAGGCCATCGTCGACGCGAGCGACGGCGCACCGGCCGTCCGGATCCTGCACGACTCGACGTACTACGACGCGCGACCGACCACGACGATGCGCCTCGGTGTGTGCGCCGAGCTCGGCAACATGAGCCTGTTCACGTGCACCTTTTACTGCGCCAACTCCACGTGGCCGTCGGCCGTGGAGGTCGACGACTTCAAAAGTCGGTTTCCGTGGTTCGAGACGACGCACCTCACCACGCACCGCGTCGCCGCGCTGCAGGAGATGTTCGCGTGCAACCTGCTGCTGCTGCCGTACGACGTGTTGCAATCCGCGTTGCGGTGCACGCCCGCAACGACGGCCACGCTACTGCACACGTTCTTGCACGTCGATGCGAGCGTCGAGCAAGTCGCGATGCGCCGAACGTTCGTGATCGCCGACGTGGACCATTTCTACGAGCCGGTCTTGTGGGTGCAACACGCAACCGGGGGGGCGGACGCCGGGGCGAAAATGACCGCAGATTGGACCCGACGGTTCGGGTCGGCGTTCTTCGAGCGGTTTTTGACGAGCACGACCCGAGCCTACACCGCGCCGTTCGAGCGGTCGTGCGTCGAGTCGCGTGTGCAGTCGGACCGCGCGTGCATGCACCGCCACGCGCCCGCGTACGTGGTGTCCACCGCCTCGCCGCGTCTGTATCTGCTAGGGGGCGATGTGTATCGCTTCCGTTCGCAGCATCTCAACGAGGTGGGCAACGTTCGGAGCATCCTCGCGCAGTCGAGCGACGGCACCGAGTGCCTGCTGATTCCCGTCGAGCCCATCGCGCCGTTCGCGATACCCAACGCGACGCACTCCGCCGTATCCACGCTGCGTAACGCGACGCGCCTCGAGTCGCCGAGACTCGAGGCCTACGGCACCGACGCCGCGTGCGTGCCTCTCCAGGTGATGCGCGTCGACTACCCCGGCGCGTCGACCGACGCCGCTCCCCAGAGTCTGCACGTCCGATATCGGACCATGTTCGACCGAATGTTCGAGTTGTGCCTGCTCAAAGGCGCCTACCTCGCGGACCGCGGTCTCGCCGACCCCCGCCGCATCTCGGTCGATGGTTCGATCGTGGCGGAAAAGCCGTCGGTCGACCACGCGTCCGCTGCGCTGGAGCATTACGCCACCCACGTGACCGACGAGGCCTTCGACGCTCTGCTTGGTCGGCTGAATGACGCGGAGCGCGTCTCATCGTCGGTCTGGACGACGATGGACCCAATTTTGGTCATGCATTGCATGGAGGACGCGACGGGGCGGTTGCGCGTCACGCCCGACCTCGCTTCGTCGCTCACGAAGCGCATGAACGTGACGAAACTCGCGAGCGGCCCGGTCGACGCCAAGTCCCACCGACTGAACATCAACGGAGACTGGAACGCGGTCCACGCGGTCGAGTACGCCCGTCAGACCTGGTTTTACCTGCACACGTTCCCCGATTCGCAGCTCGCGCCGACGGATAACAACGGATGGCAGCCCGCGCCGACGATCGGATTCCCCGTCGCGCCGACGCACACGCACGTGCAGCACTCGACCCCGCACCTGCTGAAGGCGCACACCCAACTCTCCTTCTTCGAGCATCCATTCGTGTACAAGCCGGAGGACTCGCGCCAACTTTGGTGTATCTACACGTTTCACGACGAGGCCGACGCGCACGCGTGGATGCAACGCACCGGACTGGTTACAACGCCGTTCGTGGAGCACCAGGCGGGCGCACGGTTGTCAGAGACGCTCGCACACGGCGTGCAGTGGAGGTGGAGCCCGGATGGCGACATCATGCCATTTGTCGTTCTGGGATTCCCGATCGACTCGGACGAAATGGAGTTGATCATGTGCGGGCGACCGATCGTCGTGCACGAAACCCGCGATGCGAGTGACGACCCACAACCCCATCCCGATGCGAACAACAGCAGTCGAACGTGCAAATCGGCACACAAGCACTGGCTGTCGATGCTTCAGTGCTTTCCAAGCGACCTTCGCACGTCGGATGACCCCGATGACATATCCGATACCGACGCCGACTCGCTCGACGGCGAGCTCGTAGATCCCGAAGAGCCCGACGAAGGTCCACCGAATGAGGCCCCTTTGGAGCCGACCGCACCATCCACCGCCCCTGTCGCACACGCAGAACCATCGGTATCCGAACTCTTTGACGCGTTTATCGCAACATCACTCGCTCGACGCTACTACGGCCAATGCTGGGCATGGTCTTACCGGTCGCACGAGCAAACCATGGCCCATCCGAGCGACCAAGCCGATGAAACACCACTTGTTCTATCCCATGTGGACAGCGACGTGATGGACGTGCCGTTAGAATATGAGCCCTCACATCAGGCGATGCTCGACCGTGAAGACCCAACTGACGAACCGGCGATTATGCAGCCGATGCCGGCCGACGAGCCCTACGACGCATCGCAGGTCCAACCCGACCAAGCACAAGGGATGCTCATCGCTCCCCCCGAGATTCCGGCGCAAGCCCAGCCAGCCCAAGCCCAACCCGAGCAAGCGCAATCCGATCGAGCACAAGGGATGATCATCGAAACCCCAGAGATTCATGACGACTCATCGCAAGCCCAGCCCGCCCAACCCGCTCAAGCCAAGCCCGCTCAAGCCAAGCCCGCTCAAGCCAAGCCCGCTCCAGCCAAGCCCGCTAAAGCCAAGCCCGCTAAAGCCAAGCCTGCTCCAGCAAAGCCTGCTCCAGCAAAGCCTGCTCCAGCCAAGCCCGCTCCAGCCAAGCCCGCTCCAGCCAGTGGGAAGTGTCGCAAACTCAAGAAAGAACCATGCTTGGAGCAATCGGGCTGCGAGTGGAAGACGGGTGTGGGATGTGTTCAGGCACCTGCGGATGCGACCGCATCATCATCACACAATCATGAGCGTCCACCTGAAGAGCCTACTATTGTCGTTCCTCCCGACCCTCCACAAGGGATGATCATCGCACCATCTGGGATGCTACCCGATGCATCCCAATCCAACCCCGCTCCAGCCAAGCCCGCTCCAGCCAAGCCCGCTCCAGCCAAGCCCGCTCC